ATGTCCGCCGTACCACGGGAGTAACCCCGTAGAAGCCGACCGTGCCACCGGATTCGCCTATGATGGCACCATCAAGCTGCGGGTCTTTGAACGCTACCCCAATCGGTTTCGTGTTCGGCATGATCCTTCTCCCGTTGCGGATCCCGCGCGCCACCCGCGCAGGATGCCAAATACCAATGATAATTACCCTTGAACTCGGTGTACGAACCGTCTACGTCTCGCCGCCAGTGCGAAATGTTCAAGTTCGGTACAATCAGTAACTCCCCACCCAAGTCGCGCCAGTTGCGACAGAAGGCATAATCCTCACCCCACCATATGCCGTCCTTGACACCATGGTTGAACAGATCCACGGACGGAGCGTGGGGAGGACCATAGACCAGTTCGGGGTATGCCCGCATGAACCGGTCCACCGCATCCACTGTGATCTTCAGAAAACCAGCGGGTGCCGAGTGACCAAGAAGCGCACACTGAAACTCCGGGTCGTAGGGGTCTTGACATACCCCTCGATGCCGAACTTGCTGCTGACCATCGAGATCGGGCATTGTCATACCCATGTACTCGATTTCGTCCTTCTTGAACCGATAGGTGCCGGCAACCACGTCACCGGGCGTCTCGATCAAAGTGAGCAAGTCACGCGCATCCCACGACACATCGTGATCAATGAACACGATAACTTCCGGTTGCCGATTCAATGCTTTCCGTAACATCATGCTCCGAGCGCAACTGATGTACGGGTTGTTAACCTCGATCTGAGCGTTCGCGTCCCATCCTGCTTCCCGTAGCAACGGCACCGAACCCTCAAGCGCCCTGAGCGTCTGAGGGAACGGTGTCCCGAAGAACGGGATGCAGATTTCGAGACGCTTCACGCAGTCGCCCAAAGACCACAACCACGCAGCGTGTTCTGGATCTCATTCACAACAGCCAGGTGCGCTGCGGTGAAGTCCGTGGACGAAGCGATTGCCGTGGTATTGTGCAACGAGGCCACGAAGGTACGACGCACCACGGGAGTAACCCCGTAGAAGCCGACGAGTGCCGCCGACGTGCCGCCGATCAGCACTGAACTCGCACCCGAGTCGCCAATCGTTACTGCTTGGGTAGATTTACCGACGCGCAATGTCTCGCCGGTATTACCGAATCCAACATACTCGCCATCACCTACTACTGGAATTGCCATTTCGATTTCCTCTCGTTCCTGTTAATCCGATCAGCCCCAAAGCCTGCAAGCCATTTCGGGCCGAAGCGACTTGTATCCGTACAGAATGTCGATACGACACGGGTGCCGGTCACTGGCGATAGACGAGTCTTGCCACACCCTGAGTGCCAGGCCGTTTGCGGATGCACGCGACCATTTGCCCGACAAGGGTTCCGGCAGGTCAACGGTCGCCAGGGTAAACGCATTCTTGTGGTAGACGAGGTTCTGAGCGTAGTTCCCGGTGTTCGCCGTGCCGACCATCGTCACTACCGCATTTGCCTGCGGGAACGAATCGACGGTAGCGAGCTTGTGGCTGGCCGTGTAAATCGCAGGCCAGATATCCAGCGTACCCGTAGTGGTCGCAGTCAGATCAGCAGTCACAACGAACTGTTGCAACGAACCAGTTGACTCGCGAGTCTGCGGATTCACGGCATACACGTTCTCAATCGTGAACACGTCACCTTTTTTCCACGTCTTGCTGGAGCCGGTGAACGAGATCGGCAGGGTGGCTTGCCCTTGGGTAGACAGCGTACCCGTCGAAGTGATCGTCGTACCCCAGTTGCCCGTGGTATGCGGCTTGACGGACTGGGACATGGCAATTTCCTCGAACCCGAGGACACCTTGTCCGATCATGCCGGTGCGGAACTGATTGGAGATCGTATTCCCCGGATTGAACAGTCCCTTCATCCCTTCGACCAGTTGCGTATTTGCGGCGGGGTTAACGCACGCATTACGCATCGAACGTGGGGTAGCGGTCTCGTCGAGCTTCTGCATCGCTTGACCGAGTACCAGCGAGGTTGAGGGGGTTGTGCCAGGAGAACCCACCGAAGCCGCAATATCCTTGTACATATTGTGGCAGTCGGAGTCCACCGATGCGGCGAGTTGGCTGATCGCCGGCTTCAGGACGTTCTCGCTGTAATCGTCCAACGAAAGCGCCTTCTCGGCTGACGTGAAGTCAACGTCCACATGCTTCTGACTGGTGATGGTCAGCGTGGTATATTCCTGACCGTAATCGTCAGCCTGCATTGCTGCCCCATCCACTACCAGGAAACGGGCAGGCTTACGCACGCGACACGACGAGCCGATTTTGGCTCCGGTTTGTGCGAATTGGCTGTCGTATTGGCGGTTGATGGACCGCGAGAAAGGCAGTTCGTTTTCGAGCAGTTGAAGTGCCTTACGAGTGATCATGTCAATCGTGAGAAGTGTGTTTGCCATTACAGCGATTCCTTTTGTTCAGCGTGATTAGTGAAACCGCGCCTCCAATCGCGCCTGCTCACGCTTGTTTTCCGCTGCAATCCATTCGTCGACGCTCAACGTTTCGGCTGAACGTGGATCTGTGGTGTCATGCACTACCGGCTTGGATGCCGGGGTACGGATGGGCGTGATGGGCGCGGGGGCGCTTGATACTTTACGGGTCGGGGGTTCGGAGGCAAGTTTCGCTTCCAGCTTACCCAACTCTTTCGCTTGGAGAATCGGCGGCAAGTCGTAAATGCGACGGGCTTCAGCGGGGTTCTGACCGAGATGATAAATTATGTCGGGTCCAGATTCCGTTCTGCGGAGCACATCCGCCATCAGCGGAGAAATCGGTAGCTTCGGGTTCTTTGCGACGGTATCGAAGTCGTCGTAACGTTCCCGTGCTTTTTCCTCTCGCTCGAAGTGTGCATCCGCGACCTTGCGCTGATCTTCCTCTACCTGGCGCTGATAGGCACGCACGTTGGCGCGGTAATCGATCCGGGCGTCGTCAAATGCCTCGTCGGAGTCGAACTGCTCCCTCGTGGGTTCCCCGGTAGCGATAGGCTCGGGAGTAGACGGGCGCGCGGCCTGCTGCTCGCGTTCAAAACTGCGTCGTTCTCGGGCAAGACGCTTACCGATGATCGCATCGAGTTCGGCCTGAGTGTAGACCTTCTCGGGTGCTTCCCCCTCGGTAGAATCTTCCGGCAAAGTATCAGGTTCCGGGGATGCCGTAGTCTCCGGTTCCTGCGCGACAGCCTTTTCAGGAATCGTCTCCTGGTCCGGTGTCGGGGTTTCTATCACGTCATCCATATCGATCTCTCGATGCCCGGTGAATCCGCGCCGGTACGGTCGCTCATAGTTTGAGCAAGAATCTTACCGTTTGTCAAGTATCAGTCAATGCTCCAGATCAATGCGGGACTGGTCGAGCTGCCCAGGGTGCCCTTGATGCTCGTAGGCCGCTCGAACTCCAGTACCACATCGTCAGCGGATGCGAATGCCGCTCCCTCAATGGCGCGCCATCCCCCGTTACCGTCCTTGAAGTAGAACGTGATCGTCCCGCTACCGAAATCACCGGATACGTGAACATGAGGGCGCGTGAGAATAACCGTGCTGGTGTCACCGTTTGCCGTCAGGGTGCCAGAATCAGCGAAAACAAACGGCGCGGTGATCAACAGGGCAGTGAAAAACAATCGCCGGGTAATAGATTTCATCATTTGACTCCTTGGTCAACCAACGGCTGCACTAATTGTCGAACAAGACGATTTACGAAGTCAACGAATGCTTCATGCACCGTCACCACCGACCAGGTATCCGACACACCGCCAATCGTGACCTCGCATGAGAACTGATCGGAGTACAGCCCCTCGGTTGTGACCTGCACGGTGATCGTGTCAGTGGCGTCTGCCGAGCCTTCAGCGGCGACATACGAGCCGCCGTTGATAGCGTACACACACGATGGGTCGCCCGAGATCGTGACCACTGCGGGCGCGTCGGTGTTGGATACCGTGATCGCGTTGCTGGTGATCGTCGATCCCAGCGGCTGCCCCGTCAGATCGGTGAAGCTGAACGCATCCGGCGTCGTATCCCCTGCTGCGGTGGTGGCCCACTCGTCCGAGCAGACTGTCGTTGCTGTCAGTGGTGGCGTGGC